TTCTTGACTGACCAACCTAGGCTGTCTACCATTTGGTTAGCATCAATCGCTTGGCGAGGCGTGATAAGCACTTGGTCATATCCAAGGCCTTGAGCATTAGAGCGGATGCGCTGCACAGCATTCGTTGCAGCGGTATCCCCACATATAGCTTTCTCTAGCTTGCTGTCGATATCCCACAGAACACGTGTGAATCGTGTGAGCGTTGAGCCATCCTGCGGCTTAGCTGAGCCGTACACCTTAGATGTACCCGTGCCGAAAGTGTTTTGACATGCGATGACCTTGAAGTCTGCATGGCGCTGCACCATACCATCGGGAAAGCCGTAGCAATCGCCTGCTAAGATTCCGTTGAGTGCAATGGTAGTCTCGTTGTTAGAGCGGTCAAACTCATCGAGGATGAGCACCTTACCATTCTCGTATGCATCACGTAGCGAAGTGCTAATGTAATCGCCCGTTGTAGGGGACATAGCGCCCACCAAATCAAACGACTGCATCTTGCCGTGACATGATACAACAGCGTACTCTTGGTCTAGCGCTCGAGCCATTTGGATAGCCCCGAAAGACTTACCACTTCCTGCCTCGCCAATCAGCGTGACATTCTTACCTAGGCCTACAAGCGCAACAGCATCAGCAAAGTTCTTGTGAGCCTTGTCTACTTTCTTGACCGCCTTAGCTGTCACTACTTCAACCTTAGTCGCAGACTGAGCCTTGATACGCTTGTCTACAATCTTCTCAACGGCAGCCTCATCTATCGAGCCGCCTTGCTGCATCATGCTCATGGCCTGCATCATTAACTCTTGTGGTGTCTGTCCCATGGTTTCAATTTTTGTGGTTTCTGCCTCTATTAATTCGGGCGCTGACGATGCGTCTAGCATGTACTCAACGGCATCTTGAAATTGCCCCATGTTGAAATACCATTTGCCGAATCTCTTCTCGCTACCCTTAGAGTATTCGTTTAGTTCCTCGAAGCGCTTACCGCCTAGCGTATCATCGCTGTTCCCGTACACCATGAGTGTATCGGTATCGGACTTGTACGCTACGATAACGTGAACACATTCTAAGTCTTCATCGCCACCACCAAGGCTGAATGCCTCAACATGCATTTGAACTAGTGCGTTGATTTTCACTACGGCTTGCTTAGTGCTCATCTTGCCCGTGGTTGCATGGTTGATACCTGCTGTACGGAATAGGATTTGAGACTTAGTCGCTACGTTGCGAACCTTTGAATCTTTTTGATTTAGTGCTAGCGCTACTACGCCCCACACATCTGCTACAAAACGTGACATAAAATTAAATTTGTGAGCCGTGGTTGGCTCGGTTAATAGGTCTCTACCCTACCACGATGTAGGCGCTGACCTTATTGCAGTCAGCCATAGAGATTGATTTTTACTTAGCGTCCTTGTAGCCTGCATACGTTAACATTGAAACGTTTGCTACTACTGAGATGATTAAGGTTGATACTAACATATTGTTGGGTTTTAGATTACTTAAATTCGATTTGTCCTTTGCACCATAGGTCGCTGACCTCAGCGCGACTGCTAGGCCTTAGTGAACCCGTTACTACATTCTTGATGAAGAACTCGTCACCATGGCGCACGGCCTGCAGGATGACCTGCTCTTCAACCTTTGGCTTAGGGGTTAGCTTGATTGACAGCGCAAATACACTACCACAACCTAGTGCGATGTATATGAACTCGATGTCACCATATTTTAGGAAACAGACTAGGCCTAGAGCCATCGTGCAAACTAGCACTGCGTTGATAAATTCTCTCACGTTTTTCATAACTTGCTATCTACGATTAATGTTACTACTTCAGCATACAAGTCGCACTTGGTAACTAGATTAGGGTAGTCTGCAACCATAGCGCCCTCTTCCTCGATTGTATCTGCCTCATCAGCACATAACTGCGCTGTGAAACGGATGTTGTAATCATCATGCTGCATGCCTAACTGCATGGTCTTCATCATTTCCGATACTGAGCCGTTCACCAATAGGTCGAACATGACTTCTTTTATAGCATTCTTCATAGCTTACTTTTCTAAGATTAAAAACTCGTTATCATCAGCGCACCAATGGCCGCCATTCAATATGTAGAATCCATCCTCATCTACATCCTCAATCGTGAGCACTTCACCATTGTAACCTATGTGCTCATCGAGTGTACCTATCTCATCGGTGATAACACCGCTCTTGCCTATGTTGTCGTTCATAAACAAGTAATCCTCGTTCGTAGTCATATTAGGCGCTGAACGCGAATTGTAGGTTAGACTTAACTTCAACGAATCCTGCGGTAACGGGCAAAGCCATGACAGCCTTAGCCTCAGCTAGTCTAGCTTTCATAGCTAACCGCTCAGCACGACCCTTGCTTACTTTAACGTTCACGTTGAACTCAGCGAACTGAGCACCATTGAACTTCTCCTTGCTGCTTACGAACTTAGCGCCTGCAGTACTTCTAGTGACTTTAGCCATCTTGATTGAATTTGTGAGTCGTGGTTGACTCGATTAATAGTGAGCAGTCCTAGCACGACCTAGGCGCAGACCTTGTTTCAGTCTACCACTGCCCTCACTTAAATAACGTGCCGCCTCGCTATGGGAAGCACGGGTAATTAGCAACCTAGAAAGCCCAATTGAGCCACCACCGATGCTGTTCTTAGTTTTGCGTTCTCTTCCGATTTACGCATGCAATCGTAGTCTAGCTTAGACATAGCGCCCTGCGCAACATCGTGGCTTTCCTCATCACGTGCCGTGAAGATTAGTCTGCCGCTTTCGGGGTCGTGCAATGTGGTCAGCGTTGTGGGCTGCCCTAGGCTTAATTTGAACTGCTGCTTAACCATGAACTTACCTAGGTACGGGTCTGCCGTTAAGCACACGATTGGTGCGCCATCTAGGTTAGTGTTTACGGGGCTTAGGCTTGCGATTAATTTTTCAGCGTTTGTCATTTCGATTCAATTTGTGAGCCGTGGTTGGCTCGGGTTAGGTAGGGCGGCAGGTCTCGCTCCTGCTGTGAGTCTCAGCATACATACTCTACGTAACGAATGCCTCACTCAGCGCCCCACGGGAATGGGTCAATGCCTACTTGGTTGATGTCTTACGGGGCACTCGATTGTGTAGTCTTTTGGGGCGCTACCTTGGTGCGCATCCTACATGCTCAATCGATACAATCAGCATCATCCTTTGGGCAAAGCAACCACAGCATCGTACTTGTTTCTAGGGCTTACTTGTGGATTCTTGCGGTATCTGTACTAGCGGTTACTACTGCTCGCTGCATTGCTGCGGCTCGCTTTCTGTTCATCGTGTTCCGTTGTGCATCCTGCGCCAAGGCGCTCTATCCGTTCGGCTCTTTGTCTTTCGGTAGGCTGTACTTACTGAGTCTGCAGGTTGCAAAGCCGTGTGGCTCTCTCAGTGTTCCATCCATACCTAGTAGAGGAAGAGTGGTTGGTCGGTCGCAGCTATTAAATCCCTCGGGTGTTGGTTCCTCTAGGTTAGCTTGCTCAACATCGGCTGCGCTGTTAATGTGTTTGGCGCTTGTCAGCCTTTCGGCCTCGATGGTCGGGTAGATACTTCTTATGTGCTCCGCCAAGAGTCTCATATCTCATCCCGTTCGACAAGCCGAATGTACAACCATTATCGATACCTGCAACACCCCCCTTTCTCGGCTATTATTGATACCCGCGCGAGGAGAGCCCTCTAGCCCAAGCCTAGCCTAGGATACAGAGTTTTTTTGCCTCAAATGCAAAATGAGCGAAAATACCTATGAAGTTTTTCCCCGCTGAGTAAAATTACCTACAGACTAATAACCACAATTGAGTGATTTATACCATGAAAAAAAGAGTATAAAATGTTTGGATATGTCCTAGGAATTACTTGTCAAAGCCTACCCTTTAATCAATCCTAGTGACAGCAAGGGATACAGCTACCCTTGTCCCAACCCTACCCTTTTATCCGAACCTTATTCACAGCCATCCCCCTTAACCCCCACCATTACTAGCGCACAGCGCTCCGATTTTTTCAAAAGTCAGATTTCATTAAATGTCATCTTGGGCCAATCCAAAAACGCCCCCAAATGAGCCTACCAATCGGCCTGCAGCCCCCGTAGAATGGTTACGCCAAAGCACGCCAAAGAGCCCCCAAAAGCCATCGCCTAGAATGGTATATGTACGAACGTTATTCACAAAGCCCTTTAACCATAGGCACTAACAACGTGTACCCATTCACAGACTAAACGAGTCTATAGGTAACCCCGTTGCAGGATAGATAAGAGAATTGTATTTAGGTGGGGCGTGATAGTCCCCGTGTTTACTACATCTCAATTCAAGGCTTAGAACCTAGGGCGCATTGTGCAGCAGACCATGAACCCAAAAAGCCAAAAGTATTTGACCCAATCATCAGCAGTCGTGGGGAGGGGGGTTCGGATTCCATTTCCGTTTCGGTGTCGCAGCGTGTGTGTATATATATAATCCCCACCATATTTATTTCTCACAACTTTTTTAAATTGACACCTGAAGGCAGTGATACCTTTTTTCCATTTTGCAATAGACGGGTGACGTGTCATGAGAGCGCGTTAGAGCGTCTTTCTAGAGATGGTAATATGTAGATAAGGGAGACAGTCCGATAGGACGTTAGAAAGCACTTCTTATAAGGTGCTATGAGAGGCTGTTATCAACGAGGTGATGACGCAAGTGCGTAACGAATATAACTAGCCCTAAACATTTGTGAAGATTAGTGTGTGTGTTTGGAAAACAACACAAGAAGACAAGAGTGAGAAAGACAAATGAATCACACTCTCGAATATGATACTGAGGCAAAGGTACGGTATATTTTTTAAATATAAGGCTGTTTTACTAATTATCTTCATTGTATTTATCTATGAGGGTGATAGGTTTTATCTATGAGGCCTATGTGTACTCGTATTAATTGCTTATCTTTGTACTATGACTAAGGAGAAGCTACAACAACGTATAACTGATTTAGAAGTGGAACTGATAAAATCGGAAGCTGCGCTTCAGGGATATAAGGATGGGGAGAAGGCGAAGAGCGCCGACTACACCAAATACATTCTTATGGCTGTTGCGGGTGCAGAAGGTCTTATCCTTGCGTTAGAAAGAGTATTGTAGATATATGGGTATGGGGGATTACTATAAGGACGACGAATACTATAGTCCTGATAAAACATTCGAGGAACTTGAAGAGGAAATCGAAGTGCTTAAAGCAGATAAGGAAAACCTTAAAATGCAATTGCAGGGACACGTTAGTGATAAAGTCACGTTAGACGGTAAGCTGATATCAGTAAAAGGACAGCTAGACAAGAGAACCATGTGGGACAACATTTGGGTTGGCTCATGGGGATTCCTTACAGCTATAGCGACAGAGGTTATTATATACATACTTAGATAACAGTATACATCAGCGCGGGCAGAGATTCGCTACCTTGACTAATGCCGCCGATGTTAGAGCCCATTACTTCCCCCCGTCGTGATGGGTTCTTTTTTTTTGTATCTTTACACCATGGAATATATGAAAAAGTTCGGGAAAAAGTACGGTCAAGGCATCGCCTGTTCAGCCGTCACAGCAGGACTAGTTAGCGCTAGCCTGCCTACAGCGTTATTCTTTGGGGTGTTTGCAGCAGTAGCTCTGTCTGTAGTAGCAGCCTTTGTGGATAGCTTTTAATACATATACCTTATCTTTACTATAGTTCGGAATTGTAAAATTTCGGAACGCTAAACGCGTTTAAAGAAAGGAGGTGATAAGTATCTACGAAGAACCCTTGTGTGAGCAGGGGTTTTTCTGTATATTAGAGTATGATATATACTATACTAGCAATACCATTCGGAGCAGCATTCATATACAATCTTGCAGCAGCTCACATAGCATCCAAATGTTTTCGAGCACCTACGAAGGAAGAAGTGGAGAACTTCAACATAAGTGAGGAAGAGGCAAAGGAAACAAGGATATTCGAAATGGAGAAGGCGGGAAGATACTTAGCTGTTATGGCTGTGTCATACTACCCTGCTTACCCCGTGTTAATGATACAAAAATGGTTTACAAGCTAAGAAATATAATCGCTACCTTTGTAATTGTAATAATACTCGGGTATGAATGTACGGTTTCCTCATGGAAATGGCTTAAAAGGCTTTATCAAGCTATTTCTGCAGCACGTCTTCGCATCAAAACTAAGGTTTTGTCTGTTTTGCTTGGAGTATATACTATTCATACCACCACCAAAGAAGGAACTAGAAAGGGACTTAAAAAAAGTGGCAAACTACCAACCGCTTTATCTGCGGAAATGGGCGATGAAACAGTACAGCAAGTATTTCTCTTAGTACCTAATCTCCTCTTCTCCCTCTATCTTACGATAGGTACGCTGAACATTGTGGCGACCTTTATGACTTACAGACAGCTTCTGAGCATTGCGCCTTATGTTGAAATGTACGTCAACGTCCTCACCGTCCTTGCCTACACCGAGATATTCCTGAAGGTAGCCTTTCTTCTTAAGAGGAAGCACGATACGCTCGTATAGCTTCTTACGGCTCTGTCCGTACGCTTCTGCTATCCAAGTAATCTCAAAGAACTCTAGGTCATAAGCAAACATCAAGAACTCCAATTCAGCTCTAGATAAGTCTGTGTACTTTACCATATCTCTGATAGACAGGTTGTAATACTTCAAGTAGTTACGCTTTACGTACTTCTCCTGTAATGGTAGGAACGCACGGTTTAGCTTCTTCTTATGTAGCTTGCTCTTCGGCATTTTATTTTGTATATTTGTACTATGGGTATAAACCCAATTAAATTAAATATACAGAAATAATGGATGATAATCAAGAAGCTCCGCAAGAGTTTTTCGACGAGGTAGCTGAAAAGCTAGAGGGCATCAAAGCCCTTGTACAGAAGTACGAGCTCGAAAATCAATGGGTCTCCTGTTTCATCGGTGGTATCTACACTGAAGGAGAAGATGGCGAGGCAAGACTAAAAACAGTATTAGATTATGTAGTAGCAGACGAAGAGGAACTCGACGAGGTTCTATCTATCGCTGTACAATACTACCAACAGATGGACTCACCGTCTCTACCTACCGACCTGCGTGATACGGAGGATTGGACTTCAGAGGATTGGATGAACTTCATCAACAAAAACACAGAAGACGATGGAGCAGCCAATTAGAAAAATTATATCAGGACGTGACCCAAAGAACGGGTTCGCCTTTGTCGTAGGACAAGCAGTATACGGTGGTGGAACTATCCACGCTATTGCAGTAGATGGTCGCGCAGAGCAGCTATACGGACGCTCACGCTACCTTATATATGTAGAGAACGAAGATGGAGTAATCCTATGGAAGGCTATTGAGAATATGCCTGTTATTGTTGAATACGATATAGACCTAGGATAATGAGACCATTATACGATTTCATAGTGCACGTCCCTAAGTTGTTCGGAGATACTCTAGAAGTAGCAGGGATTGAACTTATAAAAGACACCCGTTGGGATGACTTCAAGGGGCGTGTATCTTATGGTACGATTAAAGCAATTCCCGCCAAGGCTGATTTACCCGAGTCAGTTAAGGTTGGGGATACTTTAGTCTTCCATCACCACGTGAATCAACAGCCCGAAAAATACGGCATTGGAGAAGACCACTACTTGGTGGCTTGGCATCCTACCGAGATTAACGGTCAGGCTTACATGGTTATACACGAGGATGATTCTGTTACCGTTCTAGGTGATTGGGTTATCCTAGAAGCAACAGAAGACAAAGAGGTCGACGTTGTTAGCGCAGGTGGCTTGTTCTTAGGAACTGAGTTGGTTGAAGCGAAGCAAGAGGCCGTAGTACTATACCCTAGCGCAGGAACAGAAGAACTAGGAGTAAATGTTGGAGACCTTGTTATGTACGGTAAGAATGCCGACTACAGAATAACCCTACCCGACGGCTCTCAAGTATTCCGTATGAAGCCTAATTATATACATGCAGCTTATGTCTGATTTTAATTTCACGTTGACAGCGGCGGAAAACCTACTTAGGGCTACCGAGAAAGCAATCAACAATATGATAGAGGAAATAGAGAAGCCCGTAGACCAAGAGGTCACGGGCTCTGCTCGTAAAGCGGAACTAGCTTCAATAAAGCAAACAGCAATGGATGCTAAGGAGCTGTTAGTTGTTAGACAGGATATAGAACAAATGATAAAAAACGCGAGAGAAACAGGCACTATAGACGAAGAAAAAGACTTTGGTGGTGGATTCGCTGAAAGATTCAGTAAGTAGTTTTTTTTTGTTTAAACATTAAATTAATATATTAAACGTATATTTGTACAACGTACACTAAGGTATGGCAGGTTTAAAAAGAATAGAAGGATATGAGCAAGATGTCATTAACATATGTCCTAACGATACGATGGGTGAAATTATCGAGTTGGAAGGATTGCTTATACAGCTTCCTAGTGAATCCGATGAGGATAAAATACTGTTTTCCTCTAGTGATAGGAGTGAGCAGTATTGGAAACGTCAAGCCATGCCTGCGGCCATCAAAGGGATTCGCTCTATGGATGAGTGGGCGCAACAGCCGAGTAACTTTCGCAAAGCCTATCGTCCATATATCGAGCAAGAATTTAAGCGTAGGTCTGAAGGAGTTTGGCTTTACATTAACGGTAAAAAAACTTACATAACAGGAACACATTACTTCATGCTTCAGTGGGTGAAGATTGATGGTTCATTCTACGGGGACTACCTCGCATTTCAACGTACACTATTTATTCACGCAGAAGCCTGTAAGGTTGACCCACGATGCGTAGGTCAGTTGTTTACTAAGTGTAGACGTTCAGGATATACTAACATGGCTGTTGCAACTCTACTAGCAGAGGGCACAGTGGTGAAGGATAAGGTATTAGGTATCATGTCTAAGACGGGTGGCGATGCACGTGATAACGTCTTTATGAAGAAGGTGGTATCTATGTATAGACACTTTCCTTTCTTCTTTAAACCTATTCAAGATGGTTCTACTAACCCTCGTGTTGAGCTTGCTTTCCGCGAGCCTGCGAAAAAGATTACAAAGAACAATAAGACAGCTCAGACAGGTGAGGCACTGAACACGATAATTAATTGGAAGAATACAACCAACAACGCATATGATGGTGAGCGCTTGTACTACCTGTTTCTCGATGAGGCGGGTAAGTGGGAGAAGCCTGCTGATATACGTGAGGCTTGGCGCATTAACAGAACCTGTTTGATTGTAGGTCGTAAGATTGTAGGAACTGCTTTGGTGGGCTCTACGGTTAACCCTATGTCGAAAGGTGGCGAACAATATAAAGACCTTTGGAATGACTCAGACCCGTCGGAAAGAAATGCAAATGGCCGTACACGGTCTATGCTCTACCGTATATTCATCCCCGCTTACGAAGCGCTTGAAGGCTTCTTCGACAAGTTCGGAAACCCAATTGTTGACGACCCTGCAACTGCTGTTGAAACTTCCGACGGTGAGCTAATCGACTATGGCGCAAGGACTTACCTCAACAACGAAAGAAAAGCACTTAAGAATGATGCTAATGAATTGAACGAGGTTACTCGTCAGTTTCCATTCTCTACACAAGAGGCATTCCGTGACTCCGTGGAAAGTAGTCTGTTTAATCTAGGTAAGATATACGAACAGAAGGAGTACAATGATATGATGTATCCTAGCCCTGTAGTGAAGGGTAACTTTCATTGGAAGAGTGGAGAACTAGACACAGAGGTTATATTTGAGCCATCACCCGAGGGAAGATGGACTCTATCATGGCAACCAAAGAAAGATAATAGAAACATAAAGTCAAAACACAGAAACGGGCACTATCAAGCTCCACACGGAAACTTAGGTGTAGGTGGGGTAGATAGCTATGACCTTGACGCAACTACCGACGGGCGTGGCTCTAAGGGTGCTTGTCACTTCTATAACAAGTTCAGCATGAATGGAGCAAGCAATGTATTCGTAGCAGAGTACTGTTCTCGCCCACCAATGGCTAAGATATTTTATGAAGATGTATTAATGGCGGCAGTATACTTTGGCTACCCAATCCTAATCGAGAACAACAAATACGGTATAGCTCGTTATTTTGAGGAGAGAGGGTATTTGGAGTATCTGCTTGACCGCCCCGAGCATTTAGGCGGTGGTGCATCAAAATCAAAGACAAAAGGTATACCATCTACCTCAGCAGAGGTAATACAGGCTCATGCAATGGCTATTGAGGCTTATATACATAATAGTGTAGGTGAGAACATAGACACGGGACAGATGGGTAGAATGTATCTACAAGACACCTTGGAGGATTGGATTGGATTCCGTATAGATAATCGTACCAAGTATGATTTAACTATATCTAGTGGACTCTGTTTATTAGCCGCTCAGATTAAGCCAAAGGTTACAAAACAAGCAGACTTTACTAATAAGACATTCTTTAGACGATACAACCCAAACGCTTAGGGATTTTTTCTTATCTTTGCACAATAGTTAATCAAGAGCGAAACGCACTACGATGAAGAAGAATTACGGAAATTTCCCTGACCCTACCGCAAAGTCTAACGAGAAACTCTCTCAAGGATACGGTAAGGCATACGCAAAAGCCATCCTAGGTCAATGGGGTGGAACAGAGTCAACATCATCTTTGTATCAAAAAAGAATGAAGGAGTTTGAAAGAGCTAGAGATTACGCTCAAGGAACTCAATCTACTCAGATATATAAGCAGATACTAAACAGCTTAGATGGCACAGGTGGTGGCGGTACGCTACTTAATCTAGATTGGACTCCTGTACCTATTGTTCCCAAGTTCGTAAAAATCGTAGTAAACAAAATACTATCACAAAAACCTTATCCTAACCTAGAGGCTATTGACCCTATCTCACGTGGTGAGAAGGAGAACAAGAAGGCTCGTGTCAAAGCTGCTATCGAGAACAAAGAGTTCTTGAAAGAGATGCGTGACCTAGGAGCACAGGTTACAGATGATATCGACAACCTACCTGATACGCAGGAAGAGGCAGAGATATTCATGGATACCAATATCAAGATTGCTGCTGAGATTGCTGCACAGGTTGCATGTAACTTAACACTCGAGTGGAATGACTTTAACGATAGCACGTTCCGTAGAGCCGTAGAAGACTTAGTAGTCTGTGGTATGGCTGCAATAAAACGTGAGAACGACCCTAATCATGGTATAGTTGAGCGTTACGTTGACCCTAGTCACTTGATACATTCTTATTCTGAAGACCCATTCCTTAAGGACTTGGTTTACGCAGGAGAGATTCGCATCATGACAATCATGGAGCTAAAGAGAATTGCAGGAAACAGCGTCTCTGAAGAGCAATGGCAGATGATAGGTCAAGGAGTAAAGAATAAGTTTGGTAACGACAGCTCTAAGGTAGCTAGAAATTACTACGACCAACGTACAGGGCGTCAGTCTTATGGATATGACGAATACACAGTAAACGTATTAGACTTTGAATACATCGGTCTAGACGAAATGGTATACGAAGAGAAGATGTCTAAGTACGGAAACATGGGCTTCTACTTCAAAGGCGAAGAGTACAAGATGCCTACGCAGTCTGTATACGACAGAAATCCTGTATACATGAAGAACATGTGTTTATACGGTGGCCTATATATAGATGGTACAGACGTACTACTTAACTACGGCAAAAAGCACAACCAACCTCGTAACATACATGACCTAAGCAGAACTACTCTGTCTTACTCTATTGTGGCTACTAACCTACGTCGCATGATGCCTAAGTCTATGGTGACTAGCATTATCGGTTTCGCTGACCAATTACAGATTACACACCTAAAGATTCAGCAGTCTATCGCTAAGGCTAAGCCTGATGGAATTATGATTGACATCGAAGGTTTGGACAATGTACAGCTTGGAGCGGGCGGCGAGTTATCTCCGTTGGATATCCAAGATATCTACGAGCAAACAGGTGTTATGTATTACCGCTCTAAAAACCCTGAAGGAGGATTCGCAAACCCACCTATCAGAGAGATAAACAATACTATACGTAACGTGAACGAATTGATTGGCTTATACAATCACTACTTAAGAATGATTCGTGACGCAACGGGTGTAAATGAGGCTGTTGATGGCTCTACACCTAAGTCTGACTCGCTAGTTGGCGTACGTCAGCAGCAGATAGCTTCAGCTAACAACGCACTATATGATATCACCCATGCTTCTTTAGTTCTATATAAGAGAGTATGTGAGGATGTAATCAAGTGTCTACAGATACTTCCAAAGGATTCCGTATTATTCGGCACTTACAAGAAAGCTGTAGGCAAGCACGCTATGCAAACTATCAAGGAGTTCGAAAAACTACCTATGTTTAACTTCGGTGTAACTGTTAGTACAGAGATGGATGAAGGCGACAAGGTATACCTAGAGCAAAACATACAACAAGCATTAGCGCAGAAAGAGATTGACATTGAGGATGCTATCGCTATCCGTCGTTTAAAGGATGTTGACCAAGCAGAGCGTCTACTCATAGTGCGTAGAGGCAAGCGCATCAAGCGTCAGCAGCAGCAGGCTCAACAAAATGCACAAATGCAAGGACAGTCAGCAGCTCAGGCGTCACAGGCTAAAGCACAAGCCGATATGCAAACGGCTCAAGCTCAGGCTCAGCTAGACATGCAGGCAGAGCAAATGAAAGCTCAGTTGGAAATGCAGCGCATGCAAATGGAGTATCAGTTCAAGTTGGAGCTAGAGAAACTTAAAGGAGCTAACGCTAAAGATGTAGCGGGAGCAAGTGCAGAGATGAAGAAAGCTGTTTCAGAGGCTCAAGAAGACCGTAAGGATTCTCGTGTTAAAAAACAATCTGTAGAGCAATCTAAGTTAATCTCTCAGCGCAAAGGCGAAAGAGGTGAACTGCCCGAAGGAGAGGAAGACAGTTTCCTTGACTCAATGATGAAATAATAAACAATATATAAAATGGCAGCAAGAAAAACAAATCTCACCAACACAGGTGATTTCCAAAACGCAGCGTTTGGACAAAACGGATTTAGAGTAATCAGCTCAGCAACGGTTCAACCCGCGGGTGAGGAGTATGTATGTATATACTGTATAGCAGTGGCGACAGGTGTAACTACCACAACTACTGCAGGCGATGCTTTAGCAGGTGTTGACCTTCAGGCAGGTATGGTTCTTTACGGAGACTTTACTACAATTACTGTAGCTACGGGTAATGTTATAGCATACATCCGCTAGTCATGCTCGGTTTACCAAACATACTAACGAACATTAACAAAGAGGTTAACCAAGGGAACTTCGTTACATTGATTCTAGAAGAAGACAGTGACGGTATCCTTATGGAAAACGGATTCAATCTCATACGAGAAGGTCTACTCTAATTAAATAATAAACACAAAAATGGCAAACGTAAAAATATCAGAACTAACCGTACTAGGTGATGTTGCGAGTGAGTCGATTCTCATACCCGTAGTAGACACCACTGACCTTACACAGGCTAACTCGGGTTCTACAAAAAGAATGACAGGTGCAGACCTTACCGCTCTAGTAGCTGACGACACCCAAGGATACTTAGGGCTGTTGACTGCTTTTTATTTTAGTGGCACTGCTACTTCTCATGAAATTGAAATTGCTGACGTAGATGTATGGCAGGACGTTATAATGACGATTCACCCTTCGGGAACTTCGGATGAGAGACCAACAGCAATGAAGGCGGCTAAGGCTACGGGCTACGAGGGAGACGGTTCTGACGGAAACCCTATTAAGTTTCTATTGGAAGGACTAGGCATTAAAGGCTCTGCTACACTTAGAGCGTCTTTATCTTTCATTCCCGACGAAGATGGAGGAAGATTGGATTCAAGGATATTCTTGGAGAGACACTCTGCAGCTAGCCCTTCGGAAGATTTTCCTATTCCTGCTGCAGGTTTGGCCATGGAGTCGGGTGCTGATGAAGACTATCCTCACCTTGTTGATATACAGTTCTTTATCGGAGATACTATCAACACCAACGGCGTTAATGACGCAGGTAAACTTAGATTTCAGATTAAGTCTGATGTCACGGGTACAGTTAACATGAGAGAAATGGCTCTATTTATACAAGCATAAAATAAAACTAAACAATGGCAAACAAGGTAAAAATATATTCAACGCTTAAATCGGGAAAGGTTTCTTTCGATGGCGCTAGAGTAAACAATAAAGAAATAGGTTCTCTATCTGTAGAAGCGCATCCTACGTTATCCAATAGAATCCGTATCAAGTCCCTCGTTCAATTCAAGAGAGGAAGCGAAACAGAGTACAGAGTATTCTTTGGTAAGCTAAACATAAACCGTATTCAGAATGAAGCGGGACAAGATTTAGTTGCTGACCTAGGAATGGACAGAGCTGCTGTTATCTCTTACATAGAGACTCAGATTACTAAGCCTATCGTAACGGAATACTTCGAGTACAATCCAATTACTGATAGATTAGAGGCTAATAAGAACATCGAGGTTAAGAAGCATGGTTTCTTTATCGGTGGTAAGTATAAGATGGCTTCAGGTAACTCTAACCTTTACTACGAAGATTTAGCTACGGGCGGAAACTCTTATCCTGTAATGGGTGAAGTGTTAGACCAATCTGTTGCAGCTAATCAAGTCGCAGGCGCAGGAGCTACAACTCCTAAGATGAGAGTCTTCGGTGACTATCAGGTTATACCATTAGGTGGTTCTCCTGTAGACAACACAGCTATCGATTATGATGGAAACAACTTCTTCCCTTTCAATATCAGTGGTGTAGGTATCACTGTTAGAATAGCTGAGGCAGTAAGTGCTACGCAGCAATTGAAATATGAGATTATTGTTGATGGTATCTCAGTATACATACAATACTTACCCAAGCAAGCCTTAGCGGTAAACGAAGACCTTACGTGGTACTTTGACCACCCGCTAGATATCGAGGCAGGTACAACTCTACGTGCTACCATATACAAGGTATCTACTGTAAACAACCAAGAAGTTAATGACGGTATACTACAAGTTTGTGAAGGTGATGCTACACCAACTAGATATCAGACTTCTGTATTGAACAGATTCTTTGAAGATAAGGATTTAGAGTTAATCTCTCCTTACCTTAAATTACAAGCTATGGACTTTAGTGCTGACGCTACGGGGTCAAGCATCATAATGAAAGACCTTACATTAACTGCAGGAGCTCAAGTATTGACTCACCACGCTATTAATGAGTTGCAAGCTGTTGCTAATGGCTCGACCATTCAGATAAAGATAAAAGACGGAGCTAAGATTCTTGTGGACTCTTTACCTGTAGGTGGTGCTAGTATCAATGGAGTTCTTGTTAATTCTGTTCTGAACACGGCAGTAAGTGCTTTAAACACTTTGTTTACCAATGCTGCTTCTTTCAATAGCACAGGAAACCCTGTAACTAACTTTGTTTTATCGGGAGATGATTTAACTATCACCCTAGCTGACGGAACTAGTTTTACTAGCGATGTTACCACACTAGGTGTTGATACTGATAAGTTTGTAACTAGTGGAGCTGTTAGTGGTTCAGACTTGATTCTAACACTTGATGACGGAACTACAGTTACTATAGATGCTACCAACTTAGTTAGTGGTTCTACCTTGTCAGCTACAAATGACAGATGGTATATATCGTACGGTACTAATGCTAACCAAGAGGTTGGAGTTACTACTATGACAAGTGCTGTCAACCTTCAAGGGCCGTACTACTTTGGACAGTCCCTTCTGAGAGGTTCTGAGTTTAAGTTTAATATTAACTCAGGTAATCAATTAAGATTGGGTATATGGGATGGCCCTGAAGAAGCTACAGCTTACAACGGCTCTCCTGCAATGAGTGACGCGTCCAATTGGGGCACAGTATTTAGCTACGCTAATGGTACTCAGAAGTTTACTGATTCTAGCAATACTGACATAAGTACCTACCACACAGGTGGTTATACTGTTACAAACGGTGCTGCCATGTCTATAAGATTCGGAGATGACGGACACTTAACTTTGCTTGACATAAGTGGAGCTACAGAGGTGATAGTAGGTAAGACTACAATTGCTTTAGGAGTTTCTTCGTTTAACTTGCAGTTCGGTGGGTTTAATAACTCTGCATTTCCTAATGGGATTATAAGCACTGTAGATTGGACTATCGTTCATGACTTCGCGGGAACTGAGGCGGGTATCGTTAACGGTATCCTAGACCACACTGTACTGAAGAGCAACGTCTCAATTGAGATAGGAGAGAAGATAATGTTTATGTTAGACGAGGTTGGTCAAGGCGACTACTTCGGAACTAACTACAGTGCTGCAGCTACAGGCGTTTCAACAGCAGAGGAGCAGCTTGATAACGAATTTTCTTATGCAACTAATGAGGCTCTTGATTTTGAATTTGATGGAGTTTCAGATTGGAATGTAAACACTAACGCTACGTACTATTTCGATAATGGTGCAGGTATAGTAGGATACAGAAAAGGTGGAGCATCAACTGTTCAAGGTATGTTCTCATTGAGATTCACTGCCGACGGAGAGTTAACTATCTACTCTGAAGATAACCAAGAACTAGTAGCTACAGCTAAGGCTAACCCAACTGTAGGCTCTAGTGTTAGTCTATACTTCGGTGTTAGAGGCAACAGAGCTTACTATTCTATTCCTGTAGTCTCTAAGCAGACCATAGGACAAGGGTCGCAGCCTAGCGCTAACTTTGCTCCAACTGTTGCTAACCAAACAGCTTCTGTAAGAGAGGGTCAATCACTGAACTTCCAAGTAGTATCTAGTGACAACATTGTTAATCAGTTTGTTGAATTAGACGCACCTAGTTGGATGACGATGAATCAGACTACGGGTGTCCTTAGTGGTGTAGCTCCTGCTTTCGTAGGCGGTGCTGCTGACACTATAGTTGTTAACTGTAAGGCAGGGAACGCGATAGGCGGTTCTACCACTTTCTCAGTAACGGTAACTGTAACGTCTTACGCTTCCACTAATACTAAGTCTCTCAAGTTCCTTAACAATTCTAGCGCTTACCTAAATGGTAATGCTACAAATGTAACGGCTTTACAAAGAGCGGCTAACGGAGCAGGTGCTTCTGATGCTTGGTCTGTATCTTTATGGATTAAGCCTTCTACTAGCACAGCAGTTCAGACTCTCTTTTACTATGGTGGAGATGATTTAGTTAATGAAGGTAGAATTGAATTACAGCAATTTAGTGGTAATAACATACTACTTAGATACGGTAACAATGCAGGTAACTTAAACTTTATCGGTGTGGGTACTTTCCCTACTAACGCTTGGAATCACGTCTTGATTACTTACAGTGGTGCTGACACTCTTACCGCAGCAGGTGGAGCTAGTGCTTTCCAAATGTACATTAATGGTGCTAACGGAGTTAGTCAGATTCAAGCTACAGGTGGTGGATACAGTGGTACTATTGTATCAGACAAATTCAGAATCGGTAGACTTGATGGCGGTACAACTAATCAGTATCTCTTAGATGGTATCGTAAACCAAGTAGCTATATTTGAAACAGATGAAAGCGCTAACTTAGCGACTATCTACAATAGTGGTGCAACTCAAGACTTGAGTGGATTAGCTTCAGCTCCTGTGCACTACTACGAAATAGAGGACTCTGAAACTACAGTAACTGACTTGATAGGAAGTGCTGACCTAGTTGGCTTCAACTTCACGGCGTCAGAATTGGTAACAGACACACCATAATAAAAACTATCATAGGGGGGAGGCATTCGCTTCCCCTCTTAAAATTTAAATACGTATCTTTGCAACATGGGACTTAAAGCGAACTTAGACATAGCACAGAGGTTGGATATCACCTGTCGAAAGGGAGATACCTTCGAGCTAATCATTACTATTACAGACTCCGCAGGCGCGGCACTAGACCTTTCTGCTTATGCGGATTTCGAGATTGATGTACGCCCAACGGATGACGATAATGGAACTCCTATACTTAGTTTTCTTTTCGCTGATTTCACTGCTACTAACGCAGGTGTTTTAACAGCTACTAAATCTTACACGGCAATGGAAGCTGTAGAGGCAGGTACGTTTGTTTACGACCTACAAGCTACCGATGGTGGTTCAACTCGTACGACTTGGTTCTATGGATTATTTACAATTATTGACGACGTAACATTATCTTAAGGTGGCTATAACAGCTAACATCACAGTACCTAGCAAGGGCAACTCCGTAACGGCTACTCAGAATACTCAAAGTGTATCTGTGCAGCAGAACGACCCTAATCAAGTATCTGTTCTAGACCGTCAGTCTATTGCAGGAATACAGGGTGCTGCTGACAAGCACAAAACACTAGCACTTAACATAAACGCTTGGACTTCTGTGGGAAATGAACATGAGGTAACTCTAGTACATGGATTGAATAAAAAACCTGCAGTTACTTGTGTTGACTCCTTTAATCAAGTGCTTCAGCCCGAAGTGACATACATTGACGATAATACAGTCAAATTAATAGTCCGTGCGCAATTCTCAGGCAAGATACACTTTAACTAATTTTTCCTATCTTTGCATCTAGTTATAACTAATACTATTTGCAAATGAAATTTTTAAACAACTTAGACCTTCAGAGCAATGAGTTACAGAATGCTGTAATTCAAAACTATGCGGGTAATCCTGACGGTACGCTGACAGGAACTGAGGGGCAGATTGTATACTCCACTACCGTTGATGCTATATTCATCAATACGGACTCATCTACAGCATGGGACAGACTAGCGACAGGCTCGAGCGCTGTTGCCTCTGTAACCGCAGGTGATTCTTCTATTACAATTGGAGGTACAACAACAAACCCTACAGTCGCTCACGCTGACACATCGAGTGTTGGTAATCTTACTGCTACCGCTCGTACATACGTAGACGGTATAACTTTTGACACATACGGACACATTACTGCTATCAGTACATCTGCCGAAACTGTTACAAACAGCAATACTACTTATAGTATATCTGCTGTAGATGATGGCGCTGATGCTATTATTCGCTTGACAGATTCAGGAGCAGGAACTGATGACATAACACTTGTCGCAGGTTCAAACGTAACTATTACTCCTTCAGGAGATGATATTACAATTGCTTCTGCTAACGATAATGATAACGACTTTGTAGATTCTGCTTCTTGGGCTTCAGGTACAGGTGTATTAACACTTAGTGTTGGTTCTCAGTCTGACGTTACTGTTGATTTAGATGGACGCTACTTAGAGTCTCAATCTGATGATTTCGGTTCTATTGCTGTTTCAGGACAGACTACTGTTGACGCTTCTAGTGCAGGTGATACTGTAACTTTCGCAGGTGCAGGTGGTATGACTATCACTACAGGTACTGACTTAGTTACATTTACTTCTGCTAACGACAACGATATAGACTACATTAACGGTGCTTCTTTTGCTAGTGGTACTCTTACCTTAACAGGTGTAGGTAACGCAGGGACTTCTGTTTCTTTAGATGGACGCTACTTACAGTCTTACTCTGAGACGGACACCTTAGACGACGTTACAGGACGTGGAGCTACTACTACTAATGCTGTTACCGTTGGTGACCTTACTGTAAACGGTGACTTGACTGTTTCAGGTGCACACATCGTAACTCTTGCTGAAGAGGTTCGTGTAGAGGACAGCTTGTTTGTTCTTAATCATGGATTCACGGGAACTCCTGCTGAGGATGCAGGTATTTTGGTTGAGCGTGGCTCTGCTACAAACGTAGCAATGATTTGGGACGAGTCTGCTGACGAGTTTGTATTCGGTACAACTGCTGAAGCAGGTGCGGATAACGTACTAACCTTATCAGGTACTGCTGCAGTTCGCACAGGTGCTCTTGAGGTTGACGGAACTCTTAAATTGGATTCTGTTGTTAACGCAGGTGTTGACACGGATAAATTCCTTGTTCTTGATAGCTCGGGCAACGTAGACTTCCGTACAGGTGCTGAGGTTCGTTCTGATATCGGCGCAGGTACAGGTAGTGGAACAATGGATGACTTCGTCATTACTGATGGTTCTACTTCTACAACTGTTGCAGACGCAGACACAGTAACTCTTACGGGTACAGGTCTAATTTCTGTTGCTAACGTAGGTGGTACATTTACTGTTTCTACTACAGCTAACAACTACTCTCACCCAACTCAGACTGCTATCTCGGTTACAGGTACGGGTGCATCAGTTATTGATAGCGTTACTGTTGACACTTTAGGTCACACTACTGCTGTTACTAAGCGTACTCTTACTCTTGCTAACTTAGGTTACACGGGTGCTACGGATGCGAACAATTACGTTCTTCCGAATGCTACTACTGCTGTAACAGGTGGTGTTGAAATAGCTACAACTACTGAAGCTAGCACGGGTACTTTAGGTAGTAACTATGCTGTTACTCCTGCAGGTGTTAAGAAGTTTGTAGACGATAGAAAGTTCAAGGCATCTATTGGTGACGGAACTGATGTATCTATTGCAGTTACGCACAACTTAGGAACTACTGATGTTATCGTTCAGTTATTCGATGTTTCTTCAGGGGACACTGTTTATGCTGACGTTGTAAGAACTAGCACTAACGTTGTCACAGTTGACTTCGGCGCTGCTCCTGCAACAAATGATGTCCGTATTCTTATCCAAGCGATATAATACAGACTACATAGTCTATAACACGAAGGGGGGTTGCTTGCGCATCCTCCCTTTTTTTTGTATATTTGCAGTATAATTACTGCATATGAAATTTCTAAACAATATAGAGGTTGGGTCTAGTCCTAACTTTACACTTCCTTTGGCCGATGGGTCTTCTAATCAGATTCTACAAACGAACGGGTCAGGAACTGTATCGTGGATTGATATACCTGCAGGAACGACAGACACAAACGATTTCGTAAGTGCTGCTGCGTTCAATACCTCTACGGGTGTTATTTCATTGACAGTAGACAACCAAACTACTGTAACGGTAGATATTGATGGTAGGTATCTTACTTCGGAGACTCACAGTTCTCAGGGATACCTTACAGACACAGGCTCAGCAATCACAAACGTTCTAGCAAACTACAACGCGGCAGACACAATAGGTTGGGCAAACGAGTCTAATACCTTGAACTCAACCAACTTCAGGCTAATGTCTGATGGCTCGCAACTATCTTTAGCTAATGACGATTGGGCGAACAGAAACACAGGCGGTGTATCTCCTAAATACTTTGTGCACATCGCTCCCGACGGAGCAGGCTCACCACGTTCTTCTGTATTGAATGACGCAGATGAGTTCTTTAGTGCTAAGATTGCACAGGAGAATCTATACATGTCTATAAGAAATGCAAACAACCTAGCAGGAGACGAGGTTGGATTGATGTTCCGTTCAGACAATGACGACTCTACAATTAGAATAAAAGGTATTGCGGGTTCTGACTCGACTATTGATGAAACATTTAGAATAGAGTCTGTAAACTCTTCATCAAACAGACACAGACTACATATAGTTAATTACGGTGACCAACATTTCAGACTAGCTCAGTCGAGCGCCGACCAACCGTTTATGTTCTACTTTGGTGACGGTACAGCTATGGGAAACTCTACTAACCCATTTACAACACTTGGCGTTAGAATAGATGCTAGCGCAATAGCTGTTGATGGTACAAACAATCCTAGTACACCTAACTATCGATTCCTAGATGATGGAGATACAGGTATGTTCCTAGCCTCTACGGGTGTTACAGCATTCTCTAGTGGTGGAACTCAAGTTATGAGTATCCCTACAGGCACAGGTACTAACGGTCAAGTTCTTACAACAAACGGCTCAGGTACAGCTTCTTGGACTACGGTTTCGAGCGGTGGTGGATTAGTTACTAGTCTTACTACTACGGGTACTTCAGGCGTGGCCTCGCTAAGTGGTGGTGGTGTTCTAAACATTCCTAATTACGCAGATACAGATACAACATACAGCAACGGAGCGGGTCTAGATATAACAGGCACTACATTCAGCGTGTCTACAGACCTTAGAACAGATGTAGATTACATAGGTTTTAACTCAGACAACTATATAGACATGTCTGCAGCTAACGTATTGAAGTTTATTGTAACAGGTAGTGAAGCATTCAGAATAGATACTAGTGGTAACATTCATGCAGCAAACGACGTTGTTGCATTCTCTACTACAATATCTGATGCTAGACTAAAAGAAGACATAGAGACCATTGAGAGCGCTTCTAAGAAGGTTTCTCAGCTTAGAGGCGTGGAATACACTTGGAAAAAAGGAGGCCGTAAGGGGCAGCGTGAGATAGGTCTAATCGCACAAGAGGTTGAAGAGGTAATCCCTAGCATTGTTAGAGAGCACCAATTACCATTGGTTGAAGGACTAGATGACGCTTCTGCATCTTACAAAACGGTAGACTACGAGAAAATAGTAGCACTTCTTATAGAATCAAACAAAGAACAGCAAGATATCATATCTCAACTAGAGGAGCGTATTATCGATATTGAAAATAGACTGTAATGGCTTTACAATCATCAGGACAAATAAAAATTAGCGATATACTAAGTGAAGCGGGTCTGTCTACTACTTTGGCTGATGCCTCATTGGGAGACTTAGAAAATCAAGCTCTATTTACTATAAATACAGGGAACTCACCGAGCAATTACCCCGACGGTTCAGCTCCTGCTTCAATCAGCGAGTGGTACAGTTATGACCATAATCTAAGCGCCTACACTAATACTCACTACTACGAAATAGATAGAGGACAGGCGTTAAAGTCAACGACTACAAGTTCTCCGTTTAATCTTAGTGGCTCTCAAGACCTAAGCATTTCATTGTGGGTCAGCAAAGGCGCAACTGTTAATAATGAGGTTATTTGGGATATGGCGAACAGCACTAGTACTGCTAATAGATTCTTCATTCAGTATAGTTATAGTCTCAATAGATTCGTAATAAGACACAGAACAAGTAGTGTTAACTATGACCGTCAGTTCGCCTTGCATGATAATAACTCATCTATTGGGTGTGGGACTAGCTCAGGGACAAAGTGGAGCAACACGAACAAAGGTAACGTAAACGCTCAAGGAGCATGCCTAATAACTGTAACGTATGATGCATCTGAATCGAACGCGACCAATGGTATTAAACTATATTGGAACGCTACAGAGGTAACAACTCAAGCAGCAGCAAACTCGGGAAGCAGGTCTACAAGCGCTGTTAATCAATTTACCCTAGGTAACAATAACCACAACCCAACAACAACAGCGGGTGGGTTTAACGGTACTTTTGACGAAGTAAAAATATACAGCTCCGTACTCACCCCTGCTCAGGTTTCCACCATATATAACTCAGGCGACCCTGTGAATGCAGATAACTCATACTCCACTAATTTAATCACAGAATTTGACTTTGACGGAAACGTGAGAGATTCGGCAGGTGATTTTGAAACTACAGCAAACAACACGGGGACTAGGGCAAGCTACTAACTTGTTTTTCACATATACCTTCGGTATATTAGTATCATAACATTTTATTTCATTTTACCATGAGTGCAAAAAAACTAACAAAGAAAGAACTCGAGAAGCTAACGACAGCATTATCGGAATTACGCGGAGCTGAGAGTCAGTTCGCGCACGCATCGAAAAACCTTAAACGAGTAGAAGAAGCTGTAGATATGGCTTGGACTGCTATTCAAGGGTTCGAAGGAGACTTAACTGCCTTACAATCATCAATGATGGAGAAGTATGGTAACGTAAACATTGACATTCAAACAGGTGAGTTCGTAGAGCCATCTGAAGAAAATTAGATTCGTGTAGGTTTTTATATGTTGTTGAAGTTGTGGTTTTCCACACGAATCATAAAGGAGGGCTTCGGCTCTCCTTTTCTTTTATATAGTATTTTTGTGTATCTTTGCATCTATGGATAACCGCATAAAGAACTTACTCAAGAAACACAGGCTTGCAGGAGTCAATAAAGCTAAGCGTACGCCTCAGCATCCTAAGAAGTCACACATTGTTTTGGCTAAGGAGGGTACTACTGTAAAGCTAATTCGTTTCGGTGAGCAAGGTGCATCCACAGCGGGCAAACCTAAAGCAGGCGAGTCTGACCGTATGAAAAAGAAACGTGCTTCATTTAAAGCTCGTCATCAAAGAAATATAAAAAAGGGTAAGCTCTCTGCGGCTTATTGGGCAAATAAAGTAAAATGGTAATTGATTCTGTATTCTCAGCTATAACAGCCTTGGTTGTTGGTATAACGTCTACAAAGGCGTTTGACTACTATTGGAAAGTCTATAAGGCTAAATCTGATACAGGTGCTAACGGAGCTCTAGTAGCTAAAGACGAGACTATACAATTACTACGCACACAACAAGACAGCTTACTAAAGGATTTGGAAGAATTAAGAGATATATATGTTGACCTCAAAATGGAGGTAGCTACATTGCGCTCTGAGAACAAAGCAATGCAAACCAAGTTAGTAGACCTAGAGAAAGCTAACTTCGAATTGAAAACAGTAAACGAAATACTAAAAAGAAAGTAAAATGAAACTAAAGAAGAAAAGCGCGAAAGGCAAAAAAGCAATGGTCGCTACTATCAGAAAGTATAACGAAGGTGGAAAGACAAAGAAGCAAGCAAAAACAACAGAGGCAGCGCAGGATGACAAAGCTAGACGTGTTGAAGAAGGCTCTGTAATTCGCAAAAAGGATTATGACTTATCTACCACGTCAGGTCAAGAGGCATTCCTAAAAGACCAAGCTGCAGCTAGAGCTAACCGCCGTCAACAAAAGGCCGACCAATTAGACGCTACTAG